TCCACCTTTGTAAACCTTGCAACCAACGTATCTGGATCTCTTGCTGCAAACAACGGTGGAACAGGAAACAGTTCCTACACCGTAGGTGACCTTCTATTTGCATCAGGAACCACTGCCCTTTCTAAACTGGCTGACGTTGCAACCGGCAACAGCCTGATCTCCGGTGGGGTTGGCGTTGCACCCTCATGGGGTAAGATTGGTTTAACGACCCATGTCAGTGGGACTTTGCCAATCGCTAACGGCGGAACTGGTTCTACTGCAACTGCTTATTGCAGCCTAGCCTCCAACGTCACGGATACCCTACCTGTTGCAAACGGAGGTACTGGTCAAACTTCGTACACCAACGGTCAACTTCTTATTGGTAACACTGCAACGGGTAGTTTGTCCAAAGCAACCCTTACCGCAGGCAGCAACATCACCATCACTAATGGCAACGGTACAATTACCATTGCATCTACTGGTGGTACTGGAAGTGGAACTGTAACGAGTGTTGATGTTTCTGGTGGTACTACTGGTCTTACGACTTCCGGTGGTCCTGTCACAGGAACGGGCACTATCACCTTGGCAGGCACCCTGGCAGTTGCCAATGGTGGTACTGGGTCTACTACGGCTTCCGATGCACGTACTGCCCTTGGTGTTCCTAGCACCTCTGGTGTTGGTGCTACAGGTACGTGGTCTATTGGTATCTCTGGTAATGCAGGAACGGTAACTGGTGGTGTTTACACATCAGGTGACCAAACCATTGCAGGAACTAAGAGTTTCAGTAGCAATATTGTTGCTTCCATCACAGGTAATGCAGCAACGGTTACCAACGGTGTTTACACAACTGGCAACCAAACGATTGCAGGTACCAAGACCTTTAGCAGCACCATTGCTGGTTCAATCAATGGTAACGCAGCAACTGTAACTAATGGTCTTTACAGCACTGAAAGCTACGCAGACCCCACTTGGATCACCTCCCTTGCTGGGAGCAAAGTATCCGGGAACATCAGTGGCAATGCTGCAAACGTCACTGGCACAGTAGCAGCAGCCAATGGTGGCACAGGTCAGACTACCTATGCTGTAGGTGATCTCCTGTATGCCTCAACCACCAGTGCTTTGACTCGCCTTGCGGGTGTTGTGACTGGTAATGTGCTTACTTCAGGTGGTGTCAGTACGGCACCTGGTTGGGGAAAGGTTGGTCTTACTACCCATGTTTCAGGTACTCTGCCGATTGCTAACGGGGGCACTGGAACCACTGCTACAACCTTCTGTAGCCTCACCAGCAACGTCGCAGGTACCCTTCCAGTAGCCAATGGTGGCACTGGTGTAACAGCTTCAACGGGCTCTGGCTCTGTTGTTCTCAACACCAACCCAACCATTGATGGTGCAACCTTCACGGGTAATGCTCAGACTACCCCTGTAGCTGTCACCTTCAGTGCTACTGCAATGACGCTGAACTGTGCTGACTCCAACGTGTTTACCACGACCTTCACTGCAAACGTAACCACGGCACCCACTATCTCTAACCCCCAAGATGGTCAAACCATTAACTGGTTTATCACTCAAGATGGTACTGGTAGTAGGACAATTGGAGGTAACTGGCCCACTGGTTTTAAATGGCCCGGTGGTACGGCAGGTGTCTTAAGCACGGCTGCTAATTCTGTGGATCTTGTTGTAGCTACCTACAGGTCTGCTACTGGCTTCTGGTATGCAACTATTGCAAAGGACTTCAAGTAATGAGTTTTGCCTCTAGAACCCTTGGTTACCTTGGTTTCACTCCAGTAACCAATGATTTTACTTCAGGCTCTGGAACAGTAACCATCCCCACCGGTGCTACCACGATGGTCGTTGAGGTCTGGGGAGGCGGCGGCGGCGGTGGAGATGATAATGGCACTGTTGGTGGTGGTGGCGGTGCTTCAGGATCATACGTTAAAAGTAGTTTTACTGTAACTTCTAACGCAGGACAAACTGTTGGTTATGTAGTTGGTGCTGGTGGCGGTACTAATATAGGAGGTGCGGGCTCATCAGGTGGACAATCTACCGCTGGAGCTTCTGGTACCTATACGATGACCGATATGTTGTCTTCGTCTGCGGGACCAGGACTTCCTGGTACATTAGGCGGCGCAGGGGGCTCTGCAATTGCGCCTACTGGCGGTAATGTCACTAACACCACAGGTGCTAATGGTAGCGCACAATCTGCTGGCGTTGGCGGAGCAGGTGGCGCAGCACGTTCTGGGGACGGTGGTGCAACTGCTGGCGCTGGAGGTAACGGTGCTAGTGCCGGTGGTTCACCAACTTCGGGTAGTGCTGGACGTGTAAGGTTTGTCTTCACTTAAAGGAAATATTATGGATTTTTTTATTTATATAGTTATAGGCTGCGTTGTAACTCTCTTTTGTGTCTATGTTCTGAATACTCATCGACGTAAACCTAATCCTAAGCCAAACAGTGACCCTATTCCACCGCCTCCAGATCCTATTGTTGTTGAAATGGCGTTGGCTGCTCATAAAGATTCTGTAGATGCTGTTCTTGGTAAGACCCCTAAAGAGTAACAATGCAATTACTTAACCTCATTCAGTCCATCTTTAAGCCCGCTGTAGAACTCATTGACAATGTACACACGAGTCAAGAGGAAAAGCTACAACACAAAGAGAGACTCTTGGTTACTCAAGCAGCAGTCATTGACCAGGTGCTTCAGTACGAGAAGGACTCCTTTGAGTCTAGGGCAAAGATCATTGAAGCAGAGGCTAAGTCGGAACATTGGCTCACGGCTATTTGGAGACCAGTGACCATGCTCACATTCCTTGCTTTGTGTGTTGGAGACAGCCTTGGGCTTCTCTCCAGCCCACTTAGGGATGAAGCATGGTCTCTGCTTCAGTTGGGTCTTGGTGGTTATGTAGTGGGTAGATCCGCAGAGAAAATAACTAAATCGGTATTGAGTAACAAAGATGGTTCCTAATCTTTCTCTCCCTAATCTAAACCTTGCTGCTCTGGCTGGCTTGACTCAGGGCAATGTAGGGATGTTCAACATGCCCTCAGCAGCCCCTGTAGTGCCTTCTGCGCCTGTTGTAGCCCCTATGGCTACCCCAGTAGCCCCTGTAGCCCCTACAGCCCCTGTAGCGGCTCCTATGGCGTCTACAGCCTCTCTGCCGCCTAATGTAGACCTTGGTGCTGTTCAACAAGCCTTGGCTGCCCTTCAGAACACAGGTGGTATGTTTAACATTCCAAGCATGGCTGCACCTGTAGCTGCTCCTGTTGCTCCTGCAAGCCTTGCTGGGGCTACGGACATCTTTGGTGGTAGAACCTATGAGTCACCTTTGGCAACTCCCGGTAGAACCCGTGTTGGCTACAGTGAGATGCTTAAACTTAACCAAGCACCGGGTTATGTAACGACCAACAGACCCGAACAGATTGGTGACCTGTATCTCCCCTTCAGACCTTCAGGTGAAGGCGATCAGGTAGCTGATGACATCAAGACTTGGTACAACTATTACAATGACAATCCTGATCTAAAGAAGTTTCTTTCCGCCGATGAGCAAACTGAGCTTACTTGGTTGGACTATAGAAATAAGAAGTTTGATCAAGATACGTTTACTCAAAAGATTAATGACATTCGTTCTCAGTTTAATCTACCCAAGAAGGTTGGCTTTGAGGACTTTGAAGCACACTTCTCCTATGGTACCAAGAGGAAGAAGTATTCGGATAATCCGTATTCAGACCTTCAGCAGTACGGTCCTTCCATTGGTGGCTATTGGAACCCTGAGAATGACCCCAGTGAGTTCCAACAGGCACTGGCTAACCCCATTGTCAATGCAGCACTGACCACTGCTGGTGCTGTTGTTGGCAATATGCTGCTTCCCGGTCTTGGTGGGCAAGCCTTGGGATCAGCCCTTGCTGGTGGCACTACTTCAAAGCTCTCAGGAGCTGACTGGGAGGATGCACTTAAGGCTGCTGCTGTCGCGGGAGGTAGCACTTACCTTGGTGGGAAACTAATGCCCACAACGGCTGCTCCTGTCTCTGAGTTTAACATTCCAGGGATTAACCCAGGGGCTGCTCCTATAAGTGAGTTCAACAGAGGACTCATTGAAAGTTCTTTGCTTTCCCCTACGGCAGCCTCAGCCATAGCCAACCCTGCATTCAATATAGCAGCACCTTCTTTCTTCCAGACAGCCGTTGGTCAAGGATTGGGCAAAGCAGGTGTTGCTTTGGCTTCAGGAGGTGACCTTAAGGATGCTTTGACGGCAGGTGTCCTTGGCTACGCAGGTGCCCCTGGTGGTCTCTTGAGTGGAACTCTAGGGGATACTCTTGGGCTTGATCTGGGGACTAGCACTCTTGCTAAGGGTGTAGAAGGTCTTAACCTAGCAGATACCCTTAAGTTTGGTATCAATCTTCCACAGGACCAATGGTCTGCTGTAGGTGGTCTTCTTGGGGATATGAACCTTGGGACTGTAGGTCAATCAGGTGCTCTTAGTTCGTTGCCTGCTAGCCTTCAGAACATTGTAGAGAATGTACAAGTATCCGACTTGTTGGCAAACATTGGTGGTCCTAGTACGTCCTCCCTGTTCAACATAGCATCAGATATAAACTTACCTTCGCTGAACTTGCCTGATTTTAACTTACCCAGTGCAGGCTTTAATCTACCCCCTGTACCGGAATGGCTAAAGAATGCTTATGAGAATGTAGAAGCGCCTATACAGAATGCCTATGAAAATGTAGAGGGGGCGATTCAAAAGGCATATGAGAACGTAGAGAAACCAGTACAAAATGTTTATGAGAATGTAGAAGGCGCTGTACAGAATGCTTATGAGAATGTAGAAAAACCAGTACAAAATGTTTATGAGAACGTAGAAGGTGCTGTACAGGACGTTTATGAGAATGTAGAGAAACCCGTGCAGACTGCTTATGAAAACGTAGAAGGTAAGGTACAAGACGCATACCAGAATGCCGAAGGGTTTATTCAAGATCTGTTAAAGCCTGTTTCTAATCCCTTAGATGAACTGCCAAAGACGGATGTTCCAAATGTAAACACACCTAATTTTGATCTACAAAAGCTCTTTGCAGGTCTCTTTGGTGCGGGGATGTTGGCAAGACCTCAACAGGCAGCTCAGGCTTATTCTTCTCCTGAGTACAAACCTTTCATGGCTTCCATAGATTACAACCCAAATATACAACAACTGACACGTATTGCATCTTCAGATCCTTTGTCTATTCTTTTGCAAGAGTTTTACAAAACTAGAGGTACAGCATGAACTATCTCACTTTGGTAAATAATGTTCTCCGTAGGATTAGGGAAGATGAGATTACGACGATCAATCAAAGCCCCTATGCAGCCTTGATTGGTGATCTCGTAAATGACGCTAAGACCTCCGTAGAGCATTCTTGGGACTGGACTGCCCTTAGAACCACTGTAACTATCACCACAACGGCAGGTGTCAATGAATACACCTTGACTGGCTTTGGTGATGACTTCAAGTATCTTAAGTTTCTTGATAACACAAATAAGACCACTATTGAGTATCAAGCTAAGGACTGGGTTGACATACAGAACAATATTGCTAGTACTCCCCTTCAAGGGACGCCAACGTACTTTAGTTACACCAATGCAGACTCCAATGGGGATATGAAGATTGTTCTGTACCCTACGCCTGCCGCAGCGTACACCTTGAAGTTCTATGGTGTTGTTCGTCAAGCACCCTTGGCACTGTCAACGGATGTCATCAAGGTGCCTTGGATGCCTGTGATGCACCTTGCAGTTGCCTTTGCCTCTAGGGAACGAGGAGAGACTGGTGGTACTAGTACACCGGAATACTTTGGTATTGCAGATAAGTACCTTGCTGATGCTATTGCATTGGATGCTGCATACCACCCTGAAGAAACAATTTTCAGAGTAGTCTAAATGTCACAACCACTACAAGTAGTAAATCTAGTAGCACCTGGCTTTAGGGGGCTTAATACGGAGGATTCCGTCCTTTCGATGGACTCCTCCTTTGCCACCTATGCAGACAACTGTGTAATTGACAAGTACGGTAGAATCTCTGCAAGGAAGGGATATTCAGTTATCACTACCTCAGCAACCCCTCTGGGGTCTGGTTTCATTCAGGCAGTCAAGCAGTTCAGAGACTCCGCAGGCAACACAGTTATCTTTTCAGCAGGTAACAATAAGATTCTAAGGGGCACCACGACCTTAACTGATGCCACCCCTGGGTCTTACACGATCACTGCAAATGCTTGGAAGATTGTAAACTTTAACGATCATTGCTACTTCTTCCAAAGGGGCTATGAGCCTTTGGTGTACAGCAACACCCTCGGTGCTGTTACCAAGATGTCCAGTCATCCTTCCTACTCAGCCACTGTGCCCTATGCACATGAGGTGCTTGCAGCCTATGGTCGTCTATGGGTAGCTGATACAAGTTCCAATAAGACTACGATCTATTGGTCTGACTTGCTTAATGGTCAGAAGTGGTCTGGTGGTACTAGTGGGTCTATTGATATCACTAAGGTATGGCCTGATGGTTATGATGAAATTGTAGCCTTGGCTGCACATAACAACCTTTTGATTATCTTTGGTAAGCACAGTATTATCTCCTACAAAGGGGCTGATGCTCCTGCCACTATGGAACTCTATGATACTGTGGCAGGTGTAGGTTGTGTTGCAAGGGATTCAGTCCAGTACACGGGGACTGATGTTCTCTTTATGAGTTACTCTGGTCTGAAGTCATTTGGTAGGACTATTCAGGAGAAGTCACTCCCACTAAATGATTTGTCTAGAAACATAAAAACTGATATAATTAAACTTATACAAACTGAAACAGGACAGATTACTTCTGCGTACAGTCCTGAAAACTCTTTCTACCTTGTATTCTTCCCCACAAGCAGCATTGTATTCTGCTTTGACATCAAAGGAACCCTTGAGGACGGCTCTTATAGGGTTACTCGATGGCCTACCAATAAGTTAAGATGCTTTGAGAGACTTGTAGACGGCACTCTATACATTGGTACTTCCTCCGGTATAGCCGCCTACTCAGGCTACTTGGACGGCACAGCAACTTATATTATGAAGTATTACAGCCCCCACTTGACCTTTGGGGACTCTTCTAAGATTAAGTTTCTCAAAAAGATGAAGCCAACTATCATTGGAGGTAACTCAACAACACTTACGTTCAAATGGGGATATGGTTTTAATGACTCATTCAGTTCCTATGCTGTCAGTTTGGAGAACTACGGTGCTTTTCCTTTTTATGGGAATGCTCAGTTTAACGTAGCAGAGTATTCTGGTGGTTCTCAGTACATTGTTCCCAATATTAACACAAACGGGAGTGGAACTAATATTGTTGTTGGAATGGAAGTTCCTGTAACTGACCAAATATCCTTGCAGGAATTCAACATCTTTACCTTGATTGGCAAAACTTATTAACTTGGAGATCTTAATATATGTCTTGGTCTGATGTCTTCGGTGGTCTTTTTAGTGGTATTAGCAATAACCTAGGTGCCATAGGTCAAGGGGCAGGTCTCCTTGGTGGTGGTGCTTTGGTTAATGAATCCTATCAAAACATTGGCAACGTAGGTCAAACTGCTTTGGAGAAATCCAATGCACTTGCTCAACAAGCCCTCAATCAAACACAGTTTAGACCCTTCACTGTAACCACAGGTCTTGGCAATCTTCAGGCAACCCCTGAAGGTGGCTACGGGATGAGTCTTAGCCCTCAACAGCAGGCACTACAAGATCAACTCTTTGGTGGTGCCCAAGGGTTCTATGGACAGGCTACACAGCCCCTACAGCAGCGTACACAGGATGTCTACAATCAACTAAGGGCAATGCAAACCCCAGAAGAACAAAGGCAACAACTAGCCCTTGAGGAGCGTCTGCTGGGTCAAGGACGCCTTGGTCTCAACACGGCACAGTTTGGTGGATCACCCGAACAGTTCGCACTTGCTAAGGCACAGGAAGAAGCAAAGAACCAGGCAGCCTTTGCTGCTATGGAACAAGCAATGAAAGAACAAGCACAGGCTGCTGAGCTTGGTAAACAGTTCCAGACGGGCGGCTATCTCCCCATGAGTTCATTGCTTTCAGCCTACAACCAGGGTCTCCAAGGCTCACAGTTGGCTTCTGAGATGCAACGTGGAGGAGCAGGATTGTTTGGTGAAGCTGCTATGGGTGGTATCAATGCCTTGCTGGCAAGCCGTCTTGCACAGGGCAACCTTGCTGGTCAGCTTGGTCAGGCACTCCTTGGTGGAACCATGCAGGGAATGTTGAGTCAACAGCAAGAGTCTGGGGCTAGTGATCTTGGAGCACTTACTGGAAGATTCTTTGATTGGCTTGGTGGTCTTGGTGGTGGTAACAATAACAAGATGCAAGCAGGGTCTGGGACATAAGGAGATAAATAATGGCATCAATCAGTGAATCTTTAATCCAAGGGCTTCTTCAGCCATCTCTCAACTTTCAAAATCTCCAAGAGCCCCTTGGGATGATCCTTGGTGGAGCACAAGCACAGAAGGCTAGAGATGAGAGACAAAAGGGTTTGATGACTCAGGCTCTTGGGGCTCAAGATATGAGTGCCTTGCAAAATCTTATGAGCAGAGCAAGAACTCCTGAAGAAGCTAAAATGGTTTTTGAGGCAGGTCAAGCAGGACGTGCTAGCCAAGAACAAGAAAGGGCTGCGGCTGCTGCTGAAGAAGAACAAAGGCGTGTTAAAAACCTTAGAGCAGAAGCTGTTGCTAAAGCATCTCAAGGTAAAGACCCTAATTTTACTAGAGCCATAGCTAATGCTCCTGAAGAAGTATTGCAAGAGTATCTTTTCTCGGGTGCAAGTGTAGATCCTAAGACAGGCTATCTTGTAGTTGGTAATAATCTTTTTGATGCTAACACGAAAGAATGGGTAACTGTCCCTGAAAGTGCTAGGGAACAAGAAAAAGATCAGTGGTTCTTTAGTAGTGATGGTACAAAAAGAATAAACAGGAGAACAGGCGCTGTTGAGCTTGTAGAAGAAGGAGAAGGCGCTTCAGCAAATGTCCTTGGCGATGTTATGGCTATCAATAACGTAATTGACATTGTTGACCAAACTCTTTCTCTTGTTGAGGGGGAAGATGTAAATCCCTACCTGTATGACGCCCTTAAGTATATCCCTATGACAGGGGAAAAGTCTGTTGCTAACTTGGTCCAGACTATTCAAGCTAACCTTGCATTTGACAGACTTGATCAAATGAGAGAAGAAAGCAAGACAGGTGGTGCTCTTGGTAGTATTGCAGTAAGGGAACTTGAGCTTCTTAAGGATTCCGTAAGAGCACTGGACCCTGCTGATAAAAACTTCAAAGAGAATTTGAGGGAAGTGATAAGACAGTACAAAGACTTTAGAAATGCTCTCCTTGGTAAACCACCGGAAAGCGATAAGTACATCGTTGACGAAAAAGATGGTAAGAAGTTTATCTACTACGTAGACACCACTGTAGACGTAGATGATGATAATCGTTACATAAGTCTTGGAGAGTTTAATGGCACCCGTTGATGAAGAAACCAGAGCAAGGCTTCGAGGGCTAGAGGCTGGAAGAGCACAACAAAAAGCTGCCGCAACAGCACCACCAAAAGAAAAGACTGGTGTCACTTCTGTAAGTGAAGAAGACAGGAAACGTCTTGCTTCTTTAGAAAGACAAAGACAGGAACAAGCTGCTGCTGTAAAGAAAGAAGAGCCAGTTCAGAAAGAACAAGAAAAAACAAGTTCTGTTTTTAATTCTCTTTTCCCTGTAGGGGAGTTAGCTCTTTCAGCTTTGACTAGTGGAGCGTCGTCTGCTGCTGGAGGCTTAGGTGGTCTCTTAAAACTTATTGGCGGTGGTTCTTTAGATGAGGCTGTCTCAACAGTTAAAGCAGCACAGGATTTTACTTATACACCTAAAACACAAACAGCCCAAGAAATTGGTCAAGGAATTTCTAATCTTCTTGCGCCAATTGAACAAGCAAAAGAGTTTGTTGGTGAAAAGACTTTAGAAACCACAGGTTCTCCCTTAGCTGCGACTGCTGCCTATATGGCTCCTGAACTTATTGGTTCTGCTTTTGGCTTAAGGGGATTGAGGGGGATGCAGCAAACACGGGCAACTGAAAAAGCTGCTATTGATGCAGACATGTCTCAACGTCTTCAAGACCCTACTAGAAGATACGATGCAGACTTGGCTACTGTGCGTCTTGATGATAAAGGTAAGGTTGTGCCCTCTAGGGTAGGCGAAGCCTTGGTCAACTCTGGGGTAAGGGAGCAATCCGTTTCTCAAGTAATCCATGCTCCTGTGGAAACCAAGCAAGTCATGTCTAGAATGTTGGATAAATTTCAACAAGCTGAAACTAATGATTTGATTGCCGCCACTGCGCCTCTGGATTCAGAGATTGGCATGGCAGTAACTCAAAGACTTTCAACAGTGAAGAGGATGACTTCAGACTATGTTCAAGAACTGGATAGTATTGTTGAAGGAAGAAAAGGAAATACCCCTGTTAGTCTAGCAGGAGCAGTAGACGGATTTCTTGGTCGTGTAGCAAAAGAATTAAAGCTTGAGTTGAAAGTTCTGAAAAACGGAAGAATTTTGCTTCCTAAGAGAAGTAAAGGTCTTATGACTACAAGCCAGATGGCATCAGCTAAGTCCCTTATTAAGGACATCATTCGTGTTTACAACGATACGAAAGGTGCAAAAGGAACAGTTCCCGCCAGTGTAGCCCATAGATTAAAAAAAGAATTGGACACTTTGGTTGACGCAAACAAAGCAAAAAATAGTGGTTTTTCTAACGAAGCACAAAGAATTGGTTTAGAGCTTAGGCAAACAATCAATGAAGCGATTAGGGACACTCCTGGGATGGAAGACTATGCAAAAGTAAATGACAACTTGTCGGCAGCCTATGCTTCTGTGGAGCCTTTCAAAAAGTATCTTTCTAGGGGTGAATCTTGGGATTCAGCTAAAACAAATTCTATTGTTGCTAATGCTGTAAAGAATATCGGGGAGGACACAACCTCTATTCAAGCCCTTAAGCAGGACTTGACTGCAATGGAGAACTTCCTGACTTCACGCGGTAAGGTTATGAATATAGACCCTATTGTTCTTGCTCAGTTTAAAAGAACCCTAAGAGACACCTTTAGAGTTACTGAGGACGACATTCTTGCTAATGTTAAGAAATCAAATGAAGCATTGTCTTCAAATGTCCTTGAGGGGTTGTCGTCTTTGGCTGTTGGAAATAAACTTGGGGCTCTAAATGATCTTTCTAGGCTAACGAAAGGAACTATTAAAAAAAGCGAGCTTAAAAAGATTTTGGAAAATAAAACAAGAGTTCGTTATCTTTTAGCTAAAGCACTAGAAGGACAACAACTGTGATCAAAAAATCAGACCTCAAGTGTAACCAACCAAAGAAAACCCCAGGTCACCCTAAGAAGTCTCATGTTGTCAAAGCATGTGAGGGTGGTAAGGAGAAGGTCATTCGATTTGGTGAGCAAGGAGCAAAGACAGCAGGCAAACCTAAGAAGGGTGAGTCTAAGGAGATGACACAAAAGAGAAATAGCTTTAAAGCACGACACGGAAAGAACATTGCAAAAGGTAAAAGTTCAGCAGCCTATTGGGCTGATAAGGTGAAATGGTAATGCCAGGTCTTTACGAGAACATTCATAAGAAACGTGCTAGGATTGAAGCAGGTAGTGGTGAGCGAATGAGGAAGAAGGGTTCCAAAGGAGCACCCACAGAAGAAGCCTTTGAGAAGGCAGCTAAGACAAGAAAGAAGAGGAGCAAAAAGTAATGTTCAAGGTTTGCAAAGGATGCCCTAGCCCAGCTAAGTGTAAGAAGGCAGGGAAGTGCCTTAAGAAGGCTACTCAGGAGAAGGTGAAGAGTTACAAATAGTCGTCACTTCTTGATAACTGACGAAAGAATGTAACACAAAAACAAGGGGGGCACTAAGCCCCCTTTGTCTCTTTTAGCCCAAAACACCCCAGTAAAACCGTGGCTTCCAGGGCACTATGCCAGGGGGGTCGCTACTACCCTACAGACCCCCCTTATGTCACTTTTTACAGTGGATCTTTGATGTACTCTATCTCACAGGCATTACCCACACAGGCTAGAGTTTGTGCCCCTTCGGTATTGTCAGACATCTCTTGGATGTCCCAATCAATCTCTTTGGGCATTGTCTCTATACCAATCAAGTAAGCCCCCTCAGTGATCTCCTCATAGGGAGCCTGTTGGTAGGTGTGCTCTGAGAAGGGCAGGAAGCTAATCCCTGATACTTCATCAAAGTTGTTGTAGATCCACTGACCTACCTCTAGGAACTCACTGTCCTTGTAGTACACCGTCTGTGACACCTTGTGTTCACACCAATAGTTCTGGTACAGGCTGTTCAGCTTCAACTGATCCATAGCGGACTGCTTGGAAGCCATCACAGAGCCCTCAGGAGCCTTTTGGTAGAAGGTGAATACCTTGGTAGTGGGTGAGGTCACATCAGTCTCCACAGGCACCCCAGCGGCTTCCAGAGTGGCACACAGGGGGTCTCTGGAATCAGCCCTTACCCGACGTATGTAATAAGGGCTATAACGACCATGAATACCACTGGCGGAATTAACCAACTGGGATACAGTACCGGAAGGCTTAACGCAAGTAATAGCTGTGCTTTGATTGACGCCCAACTTGGCAGCCCATTCTTTATTAGTTTCAATTGCAGTCTCCTTCATGGCAGTAAGCCATTTTTCAAGATCCTTTGAATTGGGATTACCCAACAACCAATGGTCCATGATCCCAGTCAAGGACACCCCCAGCAGACATTCTTCCTTGGTATTCACAGCCCATGCATTCCTGAGGTAACGGAAGTCAGTCAAGGTGGACTGAAGGGTTCCAAGGATTGTAGCTACACGCACCTTGTGCTTTAGATCCTCCAAGGTGTCATTGGGTCTAACCACAACCTCACTCAGGTTACAGAACTGGTTAGGACGCAGGATGATCTCTGAGCAAGGGTTTGTACCAAACTCAAAGTTAGTGTCCCTACGACCATTCCTGGCTGCCTGCTTCTGAGAAGCTACCCTTGAGAAGATCCCTCGTTCACCACTACGGGACTCATACAGTGCAGCCCATTCAGACAGGAATTGATCAAACTCAGGCTTCTCCGTATAGCAAGCACTATTGTTTGACAAGCCACGCTGGGGCTGGTCTACCCACCATTGACCATGCTTTGCACGCCGAAGGCGATCATCACTCAGGTTACTCAGGCTAATCAGGGCTGACCTGCGGACTCCTCCAACGACAACAATCTGAGCGATTTTGCAGCAGAGGTCGTGGCATTCCAGGCTTGTAAGCTTTCTTCCAGCAGCTCCCTTAAAGAGGTCAACTGAGAACCGGAATAGGCTGACAAGAGGTTCTGGACCTGAAGCCCTCCCTCCGAAAGTCCGGAGAGGTGCCCCAGCAGGACGCACTCGACTAACGTCCCACTTGGGTACTTGACCTGAATAGAGCAACGATAGGAGTTCTCTGAAGGCTTTTGCCCACCCGATCTTTGAATCCGATACGTGAATGATGGTGTCTGTGTCATAGAAGTCTTCAGCTACTTCAGGCAACTTAGCAATGTATTGTCTTTCTACACTAAAGCCCACCCCAGTGCCACACATGAGAATGTACATCATCTCATCGAAGGCTCGGGGGCTGTCTACGGCAATGTAGCTACAGTTGAAGCCTGCTACGTTGTCTCGATCCAGTGCTTCCCCTGCTGTCATCAGTGCCCGCATGGAAGGCATGACTTGCATGTCAAAGATGGAAGCCCAAAGCAAGTCCTCTGTCTCTTTATCAATCAATCCTTTGTTAAACCAATAATTGGTGTATCGAAAGACTGTCTCTCCCCAGTGCTCCCTTCGGTTATGATTGGGTAGGTATCGAGCATACCTGGATTTATGAATGTACTGTTGGTATAGATCCATCAAAGGTCCTCCTCTTCCTGTGTCCCCATAGCCATTGCAAACTGAATGTTGAACTTATGTGCCTCAAGGGCACCAAGGATCTCTATTGGGCTGAGTATGGGGTAACAGATAGTGTGTAGCTCCCCTTCATGCTCAATGAAGGCTACAAAAGAATCAGGAACCTTATCCTTGATCTCAATTTTATCAATGATCTCCTGAATGGTCTTTTCAGCTTCTTCTTTTCCCTTCTTCCCAAAGCCACCTTGAATGACTTGCATCACAAGCGTCCTGTAATAGTTACACTTAATTGCATATACGTTCCCATCTTTTGCGCCCTATATTTGAACTTCCAATGTCTTTTCTTGGTCTACTGGGAGTATCCCAACCCTTACGCGGAGGAAGGTCATCCACCATCGTCCAGCCTGCCCCTCTTAAACTAGCCCCACTCTCGTCCTGCTGTGTATAAGTTATACATTTTTTATATCCTAGTGCTTTTGCAGCCCTTACAATCGCTCCGTACAGCATAGAATTAGCATTTCGAGTCCCGTCCGTACAAGTTCGAGTAACCTCCAATGTAAGTCCATCATCAAGAGCACGAGCTATAGGTCGTCCTGCAACAGCGACACCTACGCAACGATCTTCAGAAAAGAGACCTACACTAAACTTGTGCCCTACAGGCGGTTTATTGTGCCTATGTAGATTAAGAACAAATTCTTGAGCAAACTTTAAGGAAATGGGCTTTATTATCACCTATCCCCTCTACCCTGAATGGTTCCATCTTCCAAGCGCTTCTTAAGTTTCTCTACATTGGCTTTAGCTACTTTCTCAAAGTCAATGTTCATATCATCCAAGATCATTGCAAGGTTCCAAAGGACATCCCCTGCTTCACTAATGACCTTTGCACGGTCCACACTAACAGCATCACCCCTCAGAATGGGCTTGATGAACAGGTCAGCCAGCTCCGCTGCTTCCACCATGAGAGAACAAACGGGATACATTCGGTCTTCATAAAGCGCAGTGCGAGAAGCAAGGCGCTGATACAGATTAAAGTCAAGATATTTTTCCTCTTTATTTTCCATGCACAATGTACTCCTCAATGAGTCTTTCCAAGTACCATCTAGCCTTCTTAAGATCCTCAAGACCATTCTTGTACTTATACCTGTGCATATATTTTAACACAGAACCCTCATAATAGTTACACAAACCTGATCCTAATTGTTGCCTAATGTATTCTATGGCTTCAATGGACCCTTGGTTGTAGTGCTTTGGCTTTGCAACGGCATCCCATTCAGCAGGGGTAGCATTGTCAATACTGTTTCTCATAAAGAATGTCTCCCAGTTACAGTCTTGCCGACTTCTTTCTCTTCTTCTTTGAAGCATTGTCAACATAAGCAAGGAACTCATCTAGTTGTGATAGTGTAAAGTATCTAAACCCTTCCTTCTCACACCACTTGCCCATAGTAATGTCAGAACCTTTACGTACTTTCTTCCTTGGGTCAGAGAGAATAAATATCAATTCATTGTACTTATTGATACTGTCCCTAATGGCTTTGTACTTTTGAGTATCACCCGTCCTAAAGAACCCCTTGCACTCCACAATGATCCCACTATCGGAGTGTACAAAGTCAGGTTTGTACTCCCTGTGGATCACATAGGGCAACATGAAGGGTTCAAACTTGAACTCCCATCCAGTCACGCCTTGTGCAAAGTCCCTCTCAAGACCACTCCTGTACCTGCTACTGGATCTCGGCATAGGGGATCTCTGGAACCTTGGGTTCATTAACTACCTTGGTGAAGAACTTTGGACCCGTGGAGTACACAAACCCCCGTACACCCTCCCAGCAGACCTTCTTGAAGTGACAGTAGGAGCAGGTAGCCGTCAATGCCATGTTGCCACTCTTGCCATCAGGCACAGGCTCTGCACAGGGCTTCTCTGGAGGCGTATCCCTAGCGACCACTTCGAGAACATGGGCTACCCTATCCTCGATGGAGTAGTTGATCTTCTCATGTACTGGAGCCTGGGTGTCCTTCTCATCGTACATGAGATAGGTCAGGTGTCCGTTCTGCTTGTCCATTGCAAGCCACCCGTACTTTGTCTCACCCTCGGAGTGAGCATAGGCTTTGATCTGTCCCACATAGGCAAAGGGATCATCATAAGCCAGTGAGCCATCCTTGAACTTCTTGAAGCCGTAGGTGCTGGTGGACTTGATGTCAGTCACAATCCCATCAATCTTACAGTCCATAGACCCGTTGATTCCCCATACAGCCGCAGGGAACTGTTCATGTGTCACCTTATGCCCGGACATCTTAACCAGGAACAGCAGCATCTCCTCGATGATGTGACCATAGAGGAACTTGATGAGGTTCTCTGGGCGGTACTTCTGCCGTGCTTTACTGTGATAGTGATTCCATAAATAACGGTCGTCCCTTCCAATATTTGAGAGCCTCAGCTTGCGAGAATCGAAGCTCTTGCTAAGGAACTCCTTACGCATAAGATCTTTGACTGCCTCGCCAAAGGCGTCAATCTCTTTCTCAACATCAACCCCCTCTGGTGCCCTCTTGGAGAGAACCAAAGAGTAAATATCATCTACTAGTGTATGAATCATAGAATACCCTCGTTGTGCTTACGGTGCTTGACAAAGCGCATCTTTCGTGTTCTAGGATTAAACACTAGGATCTGTACTCCAAGCATCTCTTGAGCAAAGGTTCTTTTGAAACCCCAGTTCAGCTCACTCTTCTTGCTCTTGATGTCAAAGAGCCAAACCTTTCCGTTCTTGATTGCAACAATGTCCACTGGACCCGTTGATCCAGAGTTTTGATAAACCTCAAAGCCATTGTCCCAAAGCCAGGTCACTGCATAGAACTCAGCGAGATCACCCACTCGGCTTTTGTCCTTATTCAATGTGTTTCACTCCAATTGTCTCCAATGTGGTACTCACCAGCCAGAGGACAGTTGAGCTTGAAGTGAAGCCCTGCTGCTTGGATGGATTGTACTGCCAAGATCCCAAAGGATCTGGCTTGCTCTTCCTTGACCTCACTTTGTATTTCATCATGGATGTTACCTACAAACTTAAAGTCAAGACCCCACATATTAGCATACTCATGGAGGATACACAGTGCTTTTTTCATAACAATTGCACCTGCACTTTGGAGAAGTGTGTTCAATGCAGCATGTTCTGATCGGATATAAACCTTTCTACCATCAACACCAAATAAGAACCCTCTATGGCTTTTAGAGGACACTTGTTCCTTAAGGGCAGCTAAAGCAGGCACGTTGCTAAGAAACTTCTCCTTCAGCATCTTTCCCTCTCGGGAATCTTTACCCACAATGGACCCTATTTTGGCGTCTCCTGCCCCGTACAGGAAAGCGTAGATAAAGGTTTTTGCTTGGTTCCTGGTCTCCAGTCCTGCTGCTAGTTGGTTCTTTGTATGTACATCACCCGTCAGGATCTCCTTAGTGTACTCAGGATCATTCATGTAGTGTGCAAGCATCCTCAACTCAAGCCCACTGGCGTCTACACCCACCAGCTTGTACCCCTTTGGTACCACCCAGCAGGCTCTACAGTCAGTCCCATAGGGCTTCCCATTGGCTGTCACCTGTGCCATGTTGGGGTTGCTGTGTGTCATCCTCCCCGTTACCGCGCCATTGGTTCTAACCTCCCCATGGACCCTACTGTCCTTGTCCACCAGCTCCAACCAAGACTCCACCATAGCAATTCTTTTCTGTACCATGAGGTACTGTGCTATGAGTTGTGCTTGGGGAATAGGAACACCTTCGAGGACAGTCTCGTCCACCTTGGGTTGACCTGTCTCAGTGAATTCCTTGGGCTTCCACCCAAACCATTGAAGGTATCTCCCAATCTGCTGCCGCGAGCCAAGGTTGAAGGGTGACCAGCTTATCCTGCTGAAGGGTCCTGCCACCTGTTGCCATTGGTCCTCACCAAAGAACTTAAGACCCACTGAGGATAGCTCCCCATTGAGTTTGTACTTTGGTGTTACTTCCTTTTCAAAGACAGGTAGGGGTTTGAATACGGAGAGAACCGTATCCTCCAACTCCATCAGTTTCTGCTTTAGTTCACCAAGGAAGGTGTAGCACTTCTTCTGATCCAAGAGCCACCCATTGCGGGTTTGCTCTGTGATAATCCATGCCACTTGGTGCTCTAACTGAATGGACTGCTCAGAGAACCCCTGTAGTTCCTTCAAGAGGTACTCATGTAGCCTCTTGGTCACCTGTACGTCCCTCAGACAATACTCGATCATCTCGGGAGTACATTGTGACCAGTCACTATGATCACCCTTGGGGAACCCTAGAGCCTCACCATAGGAGGCTAGACTGTGCCCTGCCTCTCTGCTGGGGTTTGCAAGCCTTCCAAGCACCAGGGTATCTACTACCCTAGCCCTATCAAAGGAGACACCCCACAGGCGTTCCAGTGCAGGCACATCAAAGCCTATGCCATTGTGAAACACCCATGTGGCTTCCTTGTGTTGATTGAAGAAGGTTACAAAGTCCTGTTTGTTTGTATACACACTTTCATTGACACATACACACCATATCCTTGTGGGGTTTAGGGAATCAGCTTCAATGTCAGTGTAAAGTAATGTCAAAAGGGAACCTCATAGTTCTGTTCAGCAGCATCATCAGGCATTTCCACTAGTCTGCCTGTGTCTCGTTCATAGAACAGTTTACAGGCTACACCCGTGAGACCAGCAAAGCGATTCTTCAGAACACGCACTACAGTGGTGTTTGCTTCCTTCAAGTCCTCTGCCTGCTGGTTACGTTCAAGACCAATCACACAGTCCGACAACTGTGCAATAGCAGCAGAGCCCCTTAGTTCACTCAAGGACACTTGAGCACCCTCCTCGTGACCCTTGGAGCCTTGAGGGCGTCTGAGGTGGGATACAAGGAACATACCAATGTTTAGCTCCTGAACCAGTGTTCTGAGCTTGGTCATGATCGCATCAATGGCTCTTCTCTCGTCGCCAAAACCCTCTTGTGACGACACGATGATGCTGATATGGTCGAGAATGAACCATTTACAATCATATGCTTTAGCCATGTATCGAATACGACTGAACACACTGTCATCATCAGCACTACCAAAGTGCTTCCAAAAGTAGAACCTTGAAGGATTGATCTTCTTCAACCACTCTACACGGTCTTCCTTTGATACCCCTGGTAGGTGCAAAGGTTGGTTTGCCATGATGGAAGCAATACCAAGACCAGTCCTCTTGGGCACCTCCTCCAAAGCAATCACAGCAATATTGTCCAGAGTATTGGTGTAAAGGTAATACTCCATCTCTCTAAGGATTTGTGACTTGCCCATACCGGAACCTGAAGTGACAGTAACTAATTCACTAGGGCGGAATCCATAGGTGAGGTGATTTAGACCACTCCAAGGATAGAGAATACTATTGTCTTCTTCTTCATTCTCTACCTCCTTGATAATATCCTCAAAGGTGACAATCCCATCAGGTTTATGGGACTTTGAATCCCACCAACACTGCATAAAGTCAGAGATACGACCCTCTTTAAGCAACTCACAAGGATCTTTAAACCCATCCGGGAGTTTCATTATCTTTAGCTTATGTGGGCTAAAGAGATCTTTAATGGACTCGATGGCTGCCTTACCAGCATTGTCATTATCAAAGCAGACAACCACAGAGTCATACCCTTCAAGAAACTCCAGATTGTCCTGTACGTCCTTACGGGCACCCTGTGAGCCAGTACGAATACTGACCACATCCCACTTATTATTAAACATCTCAGCCACTGCCAAAGCATCACACTCACCTTCAGTGATTGTAATAAACTTTCCAGAGCCTCTACATATTTGTTGACCAAAAAGACCCAAACCAGAGGAAGTGCCCTTACAAAAGAAGTTCTTATTTTGAACTATTCTTGTCTTGACAAAAGCAACATCATTAGTATCAACTCTATAGTAAGGATAGTGGTGCTTGGATATATTACCAGATGAGTCATATTCAACATGAACATTAAACCTCTCACAGGTTGCTTTAGATATTCTTCTGTCCTTGATTGAATCAACAACACCAGTTAATTCTACTTGCACAGTATTTCCTGTATTATAATTAATACTTGATTTAGTTCCTACCCAGTAACCACAATTAGGAGTATAACAATAAGAGTGGTCATCATATACACCTAAGTTATCTTTAGAACCACATTTAGGACATTTATCATGCCTTATAAACATCTTTTATATTTACCTTAAAGGTTTATTAAAGGTGTAACTCTTAAAGTTACTCTTATAGTTCTCTTATAGTAACTCCTCTAGGTTGATTAGAACAAACTTAGCTTTGTCCTCCAAGGAGGAGAACTTGATAAATCTACCAGGTTTCTTGTAATCAAAGTTCTGACAATGAAAATACTCAACCGTCATCTTACGATCTGACCAGAAAATTACATTGTCCCTTTGGACACCATAGAACATCTTACTACCAACCATCAAACATGCCTCTAGGACCGCATAGGAAGCCCTAGGAGACGTTTTGAGGGGTAGGGTAGTACCAACCTACCTGGTACCCCTCTCAGAGCCTCCTAGAGCCTGTTTTAGAAACCTTCCTCGAACTTGTCCTTGTCGTTCTCGGAACGTTCCACCAGCCGTACAGCTTGTACGTAAGGAGTGACTCCGTGGACTGGTGAAACCTTACCCAAAGATACACTAAGGCGTACCTTGGACCCCCAAGGAATCTCTCCTTCAACAGGGTTATTATCAGTATCCACTACCTTTACCAGGTATTGGCTCTTGAACTTCCGTTGAGGAGTACCATTATAATCCTTGATCTTTACCCCTTTGGACATAAGGAGATCTTTAGTTTCTTCACTCAAAGCAAGTACCAAAGAATATGCTCCAGTAGAGCGACCAAGATATTCCTCGTGCTTGGTGAGATTAGAAAAAGCAACTACACCTTCAATTACCATTTATTCATCCTCATTATTAAAAGTAACATATGTGTTACCAGCATCTTCAATATAAGTATCTTCTAATACTTGATCTGAGATATTGGCACATTGAGAACACAAATCCAAGAAAGAATTAGTTATACTACACTTTCTATTTAACTCATATTCCTCCAATATAATATCACAAGCCTTACACCGCATAATACCAAAG